AGAACACTTACAAGGTCAAGTTAAAGGGTAGGGAGCTTTTAGAAGCTAACCGAGATGAGGTTGACAAGAAGTTCAATGCCCGGTTGAAAGAAGGTGGGCCAAGAGCATTAGGTGTAATTGAGCGTTTAATGGCAACTAGCGATAGTGATACTGTAAAGCTCAATGCGGCAAAAGAAATGCTTGACAGGGGTGGTCATAAGATATTTAATGAAATGGACACAGGACGTACCATAGAAGAGCTTAATGCACAATTAGTTGCCCTAGTAGGTAAAGATGGTGCTAAGATGCTTGTAGGTGCGTTTAAGAGTAGAAAGATAATCTCAGGGCCACAACTTACTGATGGGTGATAAGATTAGCAGAAGGAGTTTTCTTAAAGGTACTGGTAAGACTATTCTTACCGCAGGAGCATTGTCATCAGGAATTGGGATATCTACTTCAACAACGCCTGTAAAAACAGTAATACCTAAAGCAACGGCATTGAATGTTCTTTCTCCAAAGGCAAAAGCATATAGATCGTATCTTAAGGGACTCAAAAAATGGAGTTGGTTTGCTGGACAACTTAAGGGGGTAAAGTACGAGAAGCAGGGCTTGGCGAGTAAGATAAGGATGAAACGGATTCTTACAAAACAAAAAATAGGAACAGGCAAGACACAAGCAATAGCAGGACAATCACCAGCAAGACAAGCATTTGAAAGTGCAACTAAAAAGGCAAAAAGACCGGGAGTGTGGCCTACAAGACAAGAAAGGATACATAGCCTAGAGGCAAAAAATGTCGCGAGACAAATAATTGTTGATCCTGAGTTAAAAAAACATCCTTCTCAAAGAAATCGTGCAATACAAGGTGATCTTAAGACTGCACAAGATTCTATGATTAAAAATACAGGCAAAGTAGCAAGGGAAGAACTAGCAAGAGAACTGCGGGAACAAAGAAGATTAAATAAAAAGATGAAGACTAAATCTAAAGGCGCAAGAGTAGGTGGTGGTGGTAAAATGGCATTACCGGGATTGGAATCTGCAAAGAACCCAACTGGAATGAGTTTAGTAACTCAGAGATATACATTGTAATTATGCATGAAAACTCACAGACATGGATTCATAAAGGTCTTGCAGAAGTAAGAAAGTACCCTTCAGATAAGAAGAAGCCTCAAGGAGAGGTGCTTAGACGTTTTAAAAGTGAGTATACTGCAAATAAGTGGGCAAAGTATAGATCAGATAATTACAAACGGATGAAGAAAATCTATAATAAATCACTATTGACTGATGGCTAAAAAGATAAAAAGACCTATTAAATTTATAGCTAGAAAAGACCTCAAAGCAAATCCTAATAAAGTTTATCTGTTTGGAGATAATATCCAAGAAAAAGGATATGGAGGTCAAGCAAAAGAAATGAGAGGTGAAGCTAACGCTATAGGTATCCCAACTAAGAAAGCTCCTAATATGAGAAGTGATGCTTTCTTTACCGATTCTGAGTTTAATGAAAATAAAAATGCTATAGATAAAGCCTTTAATAAAATTCCTGCTGGTAAGGAAGTTGTTATTCCAGAATCAGGTATTGGAACTGGTTTAGCAGATTTGAAAAATAAAGCACCAAAGACGTTTAAGTATATACAAAGTAAGCTCAGTCTTCTTAAATCACATGGTGGGAAGAAAACAGTCACAAATATACCAACCAAAACATCCCCACAAAAAAAGATACTCTTTACAGGCTTAGACAAAGCTGATTTTAAGATGGGCAACAAAATGATTAAGGTTGTCCGTGAAGCTGTTAAGAAATATGGCAAGAATAATGTAACTCTTATTCATGGTGGCAGAGAGAAGCAGAGTATAATAGATAAGAATATCATAGACTTAGGCAAGTATACAGGGGTTAAGGTTGAAGCTGACCCACTTAATTATTCTAAATATCCCAAAAATGCCGCTGGTGCGAGAACCCAACAAAGAATAGATGATCCAGATTTGGAATGGCATTCTTTTGATAAAAAAGGGAATTTAAGTTTAAAAGATAAATATGAAAGTTGGGCTAGAAAGACATATGAATCTTTAAAAGAAGAGAAAACATATAAAATTGGAACAAAAAAAGGAGAAATTAAATTAAGATTCCCTAAAAAGGAAGGTAAATCCGCAGGTAAACCCACACAAGAAACTTCTAAATTTAAAAGTTTTCTAGATATATTAGAAGATGAGCCTAACCAACAAAAAGTAGCATCTGGCCTTAAACATGCTAGAAGAGTTAGTAAATGGTCAGAAGAGAATATTGGTCATCCACTTATAACTGAGAAGAACCAGCCACGATTAGATTATATTGAAAAAGGAGGAAAAAGCACTACACAGTTTAATAAAGAACTTGGAATAAATGAACCAAAATTTATCCGTGAATTACCTACAGGAAGCACAGAATATAAAGCATTAGAAGATTTTGGTGAAAAAACATATGTAGAAACAGATAGAGATAATCCTAATACTTCTGGTAAACCTCAAATTACTAGGATTAAAAAAGGTACTACTTCTCCTTTTAGTGGTAAAGATATATCTGGCAAATCTTTATCAAAGACAATGAAAGTTAATAATAGAGGAACACTTTTAGCCCCAAGATCAGGAGTTAGAAAAATTACTAAATCTTTTGAGGTTAGAAGTTATGGGACTGAAGGTAGTACATATGATCATAAAGCAAAGAAAGCAATACCTAAGATTCAAAATTATACTGTTAATGAAACTAAAAAGATTAGCTCTGGTTCCAAGAATCCACCTCCCAAGAAATTTGTAGGTGGCCCCGAAACATATTCAAAAACATCTTCTCTTTCTCAATTTGGAAATATAGAACATGCTGAACCAGTAGAACATAGAGAAGCACAAAGAAAAGCATTACAAGATCCTAAATTAGATAGTGATGTAAATGTCGGAGACGATAAATCTAGTTCAGGAAGAGGGTTAGAAAGACATAAAAGTTCCCATTTAAGAGAACAAAGAGTTAAAGAAAAATTAGATTTACGAGATGTTAATAGATTTGGTCGTGTATTTAATGCTCTTCGTTCTGACTTTAAAAAAGCTACAACTGGTGCGCAACGTAAAATAATAGATCAACGAGCAAGGACAATATTAACACAAATGTCTGATATTTATGGAGCGGATGCCGCACCTGAGACTACTGCTGGTGGTCAAACAATCGGGAAAGGGAGGGGGCAACAATCTGTTACAATTACAGATGTAAAATCCCCATCACCACATTATGAAAGAAAAATACCAAAGACATCTCGTATAAAAGCAAGTCTTAAAAAAGATCGTGCCAACCCGCATGTAGAAACTAAGGCAACAGCAGAAAGGGGTACTCCAAGAACATCTAAAACATCTAAATTTGTAAGATTACCTATAAAAAATGTTAAAAAGTTAAATAAAGCTCCGTCAAGAAAAGCTATATATTTACCTAAATATTCTAATACCGAAAATGTTACAACTGAAGTTACTCCAAAACTTAAAAAAATAACCTCTACTGCTAAACCTAAGAAAAAGATAGTTACTGCGGCAAGTACAAGGGGAGAAACTGTTGCAACTAGGATACAAAAAAGATTTGCCACAAAACCCGGTTCTCCCAATGTAGAATATAAAAACCGATCTACAGCAAAGAAACATGGTAGTGTAGGTAAGGGTATTAAGTTTACTAGAGGGTTAGGCGCATTTAGTTTGTTCTCTTCAATATTAGCTCCATTCAGAGGTCGCAAAGAAGCAAAACAAATGCTTAAAAAGCATGGTATAAAACGTGACCCTTCTGTTATGGAAACACTTGAGCATACTTTTTTACCTAAACATGCTAGACCAAAATATTATAAAATACCTGATGCATGACCAATAAGGCAGAAAAGGCAATTGAGATTGCAGAAAAGATAACTGATCTCTATGAAACCAATAGACTGCTGGAATATGATCCATACGAATACCAGAAGCGGTTTCATGATGCAAAAGACATGACAGGTCGCCTTGCTAGGCAACGTCTTTTGATGGCGGCAAACAAAACTGGTAAAACATTTTGCGGTGCATCTGAGATGGCATTTCACCTAACAGGGCGATACCCTAAATGGTGGCAGGGTGCAAGATTCAATAGACCTATACAAGCATGGGCGGCTGGTAATACTACAGCAAATACTAGAGATATAGTACAAGCAGAATTACTTGGTGAACCCGGTGATGAAGATGAATTCGGTAAAGGAGCAATACCAAAACAATATATCGTTGGTACTCCATTGAGAATGCCCGGTGTTCCAAATGCATACCAGAGTTTAAATGTTAAGCATGTATCTGGCAGAAACTCTAAACTCATCTTTAAATCCTATGAGCAGGGTAAGATGCAATGGATGGGTAAGGCAGTAGATGTTACATGGTTGGATG